CATCCTCCCGCAAAGAACCCAGCGAAATCTTTAAAGATTAGCGTACCCTCTTTGGTATAGAAAAATCCACACGTAGGGTTATTATCTTTCCTTAAAGGAGATAAGAACCTAGTGTTGAGCTTAATAGGGACACCTAAGTATCTCTCCATTATCTGCTCTTGGGGGTATAGTCCCAGGATATATTCTGCCGTGAGGTCAGGCTTCATCTGATACATACTACCAAGGCACTTCTTCGGTAGTATCTCCACTTACAGGGGCAACAGCTTTCTCCATGAATATATCATCAGATGAATCAGGAGTCGGTGCCTCTACAATATCCCACTTAGGATCTATTACAATCTTATTAGGATGACTCATAGGTTGCATAAACGCTTTAAAGGCACGCTTAGGGAACGTAGTATACTGACTGTTCTTTTTGTATACAGTCTTAATACGTACTGGAGTATCTCTATGATTTTCTCCTAGTAGTTTAATTACTCCGTCAGCAAACTCTGCAAAGCTACTTGCTTTGAATACGCATTTATCTTTAGGGATAAAGCATCCAAGCACGTGCTTGATACGCTCACCTTGTGCTTCAAACTCTGTCTTAGCAAACGATTCAGCTTCTGCCTTAGGTTTACCCCATCCTGTAGCTAGTTCTACTAGGCGAGCAAAGTCTATCGGAAACTCTATGTGAGTAAAGGTTGCACCTGCTCCATCAGAGAAAAGGAACTTAAGCACTTGATCGCCAGAGCCATCAGCTTTTAAAGGTTCGTATAAGACATCGTTAAGGTTTACATTTTCCGTTATACCTGCTGGTATACGAGCACCTCCACCTTCAGAGGTATTTTCATCAAATCCGTACATGTGAATTACTTTTTAATTTCTGGATAAATAACGTCCCAATCTAAATCTTCAAACTTACCAACAAGGTGAGGGACTCGGCACCCTGCGTCAGTATTAACACCCGTTCTGAAGTCTACCTTAATGGCATCTTCTTCTCTAGTTAACCTACCTACAGCATCCATAATAGAACACAGCTGTGTCTTAAGTTTGCCTGTTAGGTTAACCTTTTCTACTTGCACCTCGTCTTCATTGTGCCCATCTTTCTGGTGCCCTATAATGATAAGATGTTTAGATGCTTTCCCAAACTGCTCTATGATAGCTATAACTTGAGTACGCATCATAGACCAACCTTTCCCGTGAGAGAGGTCTCCGATATGAGGCACTGCATTGGAACGGCATATAGCCTCTCCTACCCAGTTCTCTATATGATCTATGGTATCGAGTACAACAAAGTCATGCTTATCAGGATTCTCTTGCAGATAAGTCAAGGATTCCTTTAGCTTAGGTAAGCCGTCTACTACTATAGCAGTAGCGCCATCACAATAAGAAGTACCGCCTACTAGCTCTTCACCATAATTTCCCTTGACTTCGGTATCGATAATCAGGTGCTTAGGTAGTCGTGCTACAGAGGTAGTCTTACCAATTTTAGGTTTCCCGTAAAGGAAAAGCCTATGGGGAGAGAGTGCTCCTTTCACTTTTTTAGGTTTTATCATAGTTAAATAATGAATTCATGTTATAGTCCATAAGGATTACTTCTTCTAGCGGAGGTAGTATCTCCATCCCAGTCATCGAAGGTACCGTGTCGTAGGTTATTCTTCAGTAGGGTTACACCTGCTTGACCGTGGCGGTTCTTTAAACAATGCAAGGCTACAAGGTCTCTAGTAGGAAGGTTCTTCCTTCCATAAGACTCAAGCCCAAGCAATTGAGGTTGGTGTATTACGAGTACTACATCTGCGGCATGATACAGCTGTTTACTTCCGTGTATGTCAGTCTTAAGCGGGTAGTGTAGATTAGGACAATCAGGATCTCTCCTTTTCTCTCCTTCTATCTTATCATTAAGTTGACTTACTAGTATAACAAGTGCCCCAAATTTCTTACGAATCTGAATGCATAGCTTGCCAAACTCAGCTAACGTTTGTATCTCGCTTTCACCTGCCATCTGAGATACTAATAGCGTATGGTCTAAACAGATTATATATTTACAATCAGGGTGATCGTCTACAAATTGTTTAACCGTCATCGCTATCTCTATCCTAGTACCGGGTTGCTCAACGAAGTATATAGAAGGCTCATCTATTTGCTTAAGCCTATCTGTTACCATAGTACGTTGAACATCGTTTAAAGCTACGTCAGCCTTAAGCATCCTATCTAAAGGCACTTCAGCTAAAGAGCTAAGCCTACGCATAAGCTCCATCTCAGCACTCATCTCAAAAGAAAAGTGAAGGATTTTTACAGGCTTATCTAAGTTGTTGTACATGGGAGAGGTAAAGTCTCGGAGTAGATTGTTTAGAAACATACTCTTACCGTGACCTGACGCCCCGCCAAGGACGTATACCATACCAAACTGCATGCCGCCAAGTAGCATAGTATTTACTTTATCCCAGCGTGTTCTCATCACTGGAATTTTTCCGTCCATATAAGCGCCTATAGTATCCTGTGCTTCGGATACTACTTGTGCCATAGGGACTATCTCTAACTTAGACGATTGATTCATGAGGTAAATCTCCTTGCGGTAGGTTTTCCATGATCTGCCATATATCTGCGAATGCTTCAGACTGTAGCCATTTATCTATACGTACAGATATTAGTCTTTTCTGGACAGCAAACTCTAATGCGTCCATTACGCGACTATGACTATGCACAGCGCCGATATGTTTATGGTACCATTTAAGCAGCTCAGGTTTGTTTACTCCCTTAGCAGGTATCTTCTTACCATTAATAGTTATAAAGGGCGGGTATGCCCTCCAAAACTCTTCAGCGTCTATGATAGAGGCTGTGTAGAAAACTTCACTAAACTTAGGGGTGACCTCATAGAAGTCTGCAAACTGACTGTCGCTGCCAGGATTTGTATTTATAACTAGGTCTTTGTCTTCTAAATCTTGTAGATCTTCTACAGGAAAGAAGTACCCTTCGCCAGTTATCCTATAAAGAAGGTCGTATCTCTTCTCATATATAAGCTGTAAGAAAAACACCTGCATAGGGCTGATGTTTAATTTAACTATTATATCTACGTACTTATCTAGAGGATAAACCATTACTTTATGTTGCTTTGTGCTTTTCTCACCTCGTCTATAGAGGCGGCAATATAAGGTATAGCAACATTAGTAGAGAACTCTTCCTCAAGGGCGAGTTGAAATTCCCATGGTTCATCATCTAGAGTACGTATGCCGAGTGATACAAGTAACAGTATCTCAGTGTATAGAGAGGCTGCATTTATCTTGTAACTCTTTGACGCTGTGAATCCACTGTATGTTTGCGGATTTTGATTGTCTTTTCTTAAGCCATTTTTCATCTTGTGTATCTTTAAGATATAAATTAACAATAGCTCCTGTCTTCCCTTCCTTAAAGCGGATAGCTCGACCAGTCCTTTGCAGGTCCTGTCTAGGCGTGGAAGTGCCGGAGCAGATTATTGCCAGTTTTATCCCATCAACATCGAACCCCTCGTCCAATGCCCGTGCTGTGTGTATAACACGGGTATCAGTTCTGTCGTCGCTGAATCGGTCTAGTACGTTTTGACGAGCGTACTTAGACATTTTTGAGTGATATGCTTCTCCCCAAGGCTGGGTTTCTTTACACAAACCTTTAGCGAAGTCAACGCTTTCACTGAAGGTTATAGTATGCACATCAAAGATTTCGATTATCTCTTTAGCTGCTTCTTTCTTTGTAACACTTTTATAGATGAGCTGTTTACGTTTTTGCATAGCGGCATTGAATCCGCGTGCAGCATTAAGAACTTGATCTTCGTTCCATCCCGCTAAGTTTCTAGTGAATACTTGACGATAAGAAAAATCTTGTAAGCATTTCATAGCTATATGAAAGCGGAAGTTAAATACAGCAAAGTGCTTGTAGTAGTTATCCGTTATGCTTTTGTATAGCTTATCTTCGGCTTCGTTCATACTTAAGCCTAAGTTAAACACTTGAAACTGTGATACGTAACCGTTATCAACAGCTTCTCTGAGAGTAATGGTATCTATGACAGGCGCGTGTTGCTCTATGATATAGTGCCTAGCGTCCTCTCTTTCTAAGGTTGCAGTCAATCCTAAGATATACCGATAATCAGTACGCTCAAAGATAGTCCCAAATATATCAGATGTATAGTTATGTATCTCATCTAATATTAACAAATCACATGTATGTTTTCTTTTAACAGCGGAATTAATGACACCCACTTTACAGTTAGTAATACCTAAGTTTTTAATCCCTTCTTCCCACTGATTTTTCAAGTTAAGAGTCGGGACTATTACAATACTGGTAGATGCAGGAGACTTAATGTTCATATCTTTTAGAACTAAGAGAGCGACATAGGTCTTACCAAAGCCTGTAACAGCTTCTAGAGTACCTTTACGCCCTGCTTTAGTCCACCGCTGTATGACTAGCTCCTGTCTTGCTAGCCTTTTCGCGTCTACTTTCACAGTTCAGCTTGAAAATAGCATGAATCACCAGTTTTTTTGATATAGTCACGGATTTGTCTGCCTAATTGAAGGTCAGCCCAATCTTCCATATCTTTTTTTGTGATTCCTCTGACTGTTAAATCTTTATCGCGGTATCCGTTTAATTCTTCAAACATCTTATCTATAAGTGCTATACTAGGAAGAGATTCTATATTTTTAATCTCTTCTTCTACTTCCTCAAGGCTATCTTCAGGTGCTACATAGTTAATATAGCCTTGGTCTACTTCATAAGCACCGAATCTTTCTCCGGCTGCACTTGATTGTACTCCGAACATGAATTTTCCTTCAATGTCGCCACTATAATATCTTCCCATTTTATATTTCTTTTAATTCTTTTAATTTAACTCTATCCCATCTAGCATTGTTATTCTTATGGGTATTAGCTTTTTTACACCTCCCGCACCGATTAGTTTGAAACAAAGTAGCATCGGCACAGTAGTGACAATACTTAATCTTTGCCATCTTATTGATTATTATCTACGCCGTAAAGCATATCAGACGCATCATCTTCAGAGTCTTCTATCTTTACTTTATTAGTTATAATTAATTCTAACGCACCTACAGCATCTGTTAATAGTTTGCTGAGGTTTTCTTCTTCTATCGGGACACTGAGAAGAGGCTCAAGCTGCTTTACAGTACCATTGATATGGAACCTTAGCTTATGCTTGAACTTACTCTCTCCTTGTGTCTCATCTAATAGCTCTAATAGAAGCATAGAGGTAACAAATATCTTAACGTCTAAGTTATCCATTGATTAGATTGATGATAGTGTTAATTGATAAGGTAGCCTCTAGCAGAAGCTATCATTTCTGTGAGTTCGCTATACTTTTTAGTATATTGAGCAGCAGGGGTACGTTTCATAGCTTGAGTGCAGTTATTGTAGAAGTCCCATACGGTACCGCCTACTAACTGACCATCTTCATCGATAGACATCCTGAAGTTAACAGAAGTATGTATCTCTCTCTTAAGGTCGGTTAACATATTAGGAGAGAGTATTCCTTTGAAGTATAGTTGCCCAGCTAGAGCAGCTATCTTATTAGAGTGAATCCTATCGTATTTAGAGTATGCATAGAAATCATTTAACTTTTTCATAGTTTCGTCTAGAGTTTCTAGCTGACTATCTACGGCTACTACTATATCTTCCCAGATATTAGAATGGTGTTTACGCTTAAAGTTAGCCTCACTACCCCAGAACATCCCGTTACTACATACAGCTACAGTAGCTCCTGAAGCGATATTTATACTACGAGATTTATCGTATGAATTAAGTACCGCTATGGTCTTATTCATGTGAATAGAGTCGGGAGTACGTATAACAAATTTGCATAGCATAATTTGATTCTTATTCCCACTAGTAAAACTCTCGTCAATTATATCGTATCCCATTCCTAAGATACGTGACTTAACGGTAGTGTATAGCTCTTCATTATGCACTGGACCGTATGTACGTGTCGCAGGAGGCAAAGGTTGAGTAAAGAGTTTATTTTTGATAGAGCATGACGCATTCTGCATCGCTGTTTCGTTTAGAGAATCTATCGTTGTCGAAGTCTGAAGTGATTGTTCGTTCATCGTGAGTTGTTCTTAAAATTTGAATTACTTTTTTAATTCTGAAGATTTCGTCTTCTATACTATCTTGACTACCGTATAACTTAGAATTTGTAGCATCGTTATTGTATTCTACAAGCCTAATTAAATATTCATTCCAGTAGTCTAACCTCTCATCTAAAGAAAGGTTTTCATATCTATTTACTTGCTCCATTTATTAGTGATTTCTACCTCTGCTTTCAGGAGGTCGTTACCCATTATGTGAGTTGCGGCTTCTTCCATAAGTTCCTTTAGTTTCTCTGCCCACTCTTCAGCGTACTCTTCTTTACAAGTAGTATCTATCTGATCGTGAACAGTCATAACTAATTTAGCAGGGACGTTATGTTTCTTTATATATTCATTACATAGGACTAAAGCATGTTTAGTCATATCTGCAGCTGTACCTTGGATAGGGGTATTCTTACTTACACGTTCTATACGTGATCGTATTCCCATCTCCATACCAAACGGTTGCCACTCTGGAAACCATCTAGTCCTACTCCAAGGTGAGAAGGTTTTTATAAATCCTTTCTTCACCCCGTCTTTACTCATCCCGTTAAGAAACTTCTTGATATTCGGGAAAGCCTCGAAGTACTTCTCTATAAGAGAGGAAGCCTCACTCATAGTAATTTCCATAGTCTCAGAGAGTTTCTTAGGGCCCATACCATAAGCTAAGCCAAAGTTTATACTCTTTACAGCTGTACGTAGAGTCTTATGTTCAGGACACTTGCACTTCTCGAAGTCATCTCGAAAGGCACACTCATCCATTCCTGCATCTTTCCATCTATCGCCAAATACTAGCGCGGCACAAACTGAATGTAAGTCGTGACCGTGAGTAAGGGCATGGTTAAATACAGGATCTTTACTTCCATGAGCTATAATACACAGCTCTTGAGAAGAATAATCCGCAGAAACAAACACGTGACCAGGTTCAGTAATAAAACAATTACGCCAATCGTTATGACCAGGAATTTGTTGCATATTGGGTTCTTTACAAGAAACCCTACCGGTACGTTTAATCTGAACAAACCTAGGATGTATCTTATCATCTTCTTTATATATATGAGAGAGAAAAGAATCGCCAAAGGAACTAACCTTTTTAGTCTCTTCTCTGTACTTACGTAATAGCTTACCTATAGGATGTATCTTACCTATACGGAAGCAGTCACGTTCAGTAGTGCCCATTATGCTAGAGTCAAGGCATTGAAAGACTTTTAAGGTTTGTACTGAAGATTCCCAGTTAAGGTGAGTACCCATAGATTCTTCATCAGGTAAGAACATATCAGTTTGATAGCCTATAGTACGCATAACAGTGAACTTGTCGTCTGTGTCGATGATAGTGTTAAGCTCTTTCTTAGTTAGTAAGCTACTAGCACGTAGTATTTCTATCATGCTTTTCCATCTTGATACATCTACAGCTAACCCGTTATGTTCTATCTCTAGAAAGGCTAAGGCTGCAGCACACTCAAGCTTAGCTATCTTTAGTAGATTAGTTTTCTTAAGTTCACCAAGTTGAGTCATCATGATAGGCTTGAGATACTTCACATCGTCAGCAGCATAAGTTATTTGCTGAGGTGTAAGGGCAAGTCCTAGTGTAAATTGTTTGCGTATAGATTTATCTAGCTTAACCTGACAGTATCTCTGTACTACAGAGTCTAACCCAGCACGTAGGTTAGTCCCGTTAACAAGTATCTGCTCACATAGCATAGTATCGTATATCGGTATCGTAATGTGATATCCGTGAGTACGAAGGAATTTAAGGTCGAACTTTATGTTATGACCTACCATTATATCTGCTGAGTTGAGCATATCAAATAGAGTAGGGATAACACTCTGGTCATCCTTAGTAAGGA